TGTTATCTCCTAAACTATTGCGACATCTGGTCCAAGCCTTCCCTTAGAGTTCCATTTGGAAGTCTCTACAGTAGAATGTCTTAAACTCATTGCTGCGTATCGTGTTGCGGACATTAAATCGTCCTTTATTTTAACTATTTTCCCATCTTTACGATGGTATAATCTAAATTCTTCAAACCAGTCATACATGGTATTGAAAACCTTAAATTTTCCATGCTCCATCCTGGTTAACATCTCCATAATGCCGGCTTCTACAGAGTTTCCGCCCTTTTTCTCGCCTAATGCAGGTGGATTCTCAAAATGAAATGGCAACATATTGACATGTGCCGCTCTATATTGCTCTGCAAGCGTTACTCCTGATCCTTTATCGTGTTGATAGCCATCATGAGGCCACACAATAGGGATGTAATTTGACCCATCTCGTTGGTTGATGTGCGATGCATGAAAATCTGGTGTCTGTTTAGACATTTTGTAGCAATCATAGACATACACAATATCCTCATCGGCATCCCATGCTAGCCAAACCACTGCTGTAGGGTGATCGTATCCAAAATCTAAGCCTGCGATCCTAGGGAAATGTGGCGGTATGGTGAAAGGCTCGCAGGTCAGACTGTCCTCTGTGACTGGAAATATCAAGCCACTTCCAATCATAGGAATTCCTTTTGACCTCATTTCACGCTCATGCGGCGGTAAAGCTTGCAATATTTGCTTTTTCATGGCTTCTGTTAGATGCTCTGCATCCTCCCAATCTGCCGTTACTAGCGCTTGTCCTGGTCTTAAATCGGTTGTAAAGTTCTGCACAACCTCTGTCATGCCGTTCTCTGGGGTAAAAGTTAGGTATACTTGACCGCTTTTATCCAATGTACGAGTTATACACTGTGAATAAATCTCTCTGGGTGGCTCTTCATCAAGCCATACGAGGTCAATACTCTCCCCCATAAATTTTTCAGCCCCTTGCTCATAAGCCTTAAAGGCAACCCTAGACCACCCTCCAGTTTTGTGTTTTACAAGCACCGAGGAATGTGCATTTGGCACACCTGGTTTTCTTGTCGTTTCACCAATGAGATGCTTAGGGATTGATCCTTGCCCTTTATCTCTAGGATTGTCTGGTTGCCCAAATAGTTCTTTTTGGCAGATATCTCGTGTAGTTTCGTTACTCGCCCCGCATACCCATGCTCTAATTGGCTCTTTAAATCGCCTTCCTTTCCACCAATCAGGGTATAAACCTGTTAAATGAGCCGCCATCTCCATAGCGCCCACATACGATTTCCCCACCCTATTAGCCGCCATAAGCAATCTTTGATTGGCATCAGTGCCTGCTTCATGAAACCGCCTCTGAAAGGCATAAGGATGGTAATAATTCAGTTTATTCTCTTGTCGCCTCTTTTTAAGGGTAACAATGATTTCTTCAATTCTTTTATTATCTTTCATTTGGGAAAGGTTGAGAAAACAACTAATCTTGGAGGAAAAGGAATGATCTCAACCCAAATATCCAAAGTTTTATTTAAGACACTCCTTATTTTAAAGGCATGTATCCACTTCTAATATTCTTATTTTTTTTCAGGAAAGTCAACTATTATGTGTTTGTATGTATTTTTTATTCTTTACCCCTTAATTTATACTTGGCTTTGCTAGGCATATTAGGGGATGCTTATAGACTTAAAATATCCCTCCATAGCATTGATGAGACTACACCTGTATATGCTTGTGGTCATTAGGGGTGACCTTATATCTGATTATGACTTTATGATTTTATGAATTCCAGGGCATCATATAGGCTTATTATGGCTCTTTTATTTAATTTAGATACTTGGAGATATAAGAATATAACTAGTTCATATTGATATGAATTACTAACTCATAAAGCCCCTTAGATATATATAAATTTATTCATAGTGTATAGAATGAATGGCTATACGTTTATTTATTTATACCTAGTGAATAGCAACTAAGATATATAATGACCCTTAGCCCCCTAGGTGCTTAGTATTCTCTCTATAGGCTTTGTGTTCTCTTATGATTGATGCGCTTGAACTTGTGCGGTTTTTTATTATAGCCCTATAATGAAAAAGCCCCTATCAAGTGAATGATAGAGGCTTAATATTGTGCTATGCCTTAAATGTGATTAAAGGGCATGAAAACAACTGTAAACGATACTCGCTCGCTATCTTCTCTGCTAGCTAAATCTAAGCAAGTGGCATTAGCCAGATTTAGGTTGTCATAGAGTTTACTGTCAACAATTCTATAGATTGATGATTTCTCGCTTTCTTTGAATCTTCTTACGATTGCATAAGTTAGATTATTGTTTGTTGTTTGTAATTTATATTTATTGTTTTGTAGTTTTTGCATTTTTTTGTCTCCGTTTTAGTGTTTTAAATATGCTATGTTTTTTATGTTTTTGTCCCAACAAGCTCGGCATTTTTTACATTCACCACCTTGAAAAGATGCTTTGCAAATAAAGTCATTTTTTCTAGCTTTAAGTGTTGAAGATATTACAGTTGATGTATTATCAAAATGATCCAATACTTTCCCATCAATCATTGGCGCAGATACTCTAATGATTAAATTTCTAGGGATCAGGGAGCTACAACTTTTTACAATTGCAACCTCTCTTGTTGGTAGCCAATGCAAGATTCCAGGAGTAAGCCTTGCAACTTCTATTATTTGTTTTAGATGTTTGATGCTTTGGATATCTCCGCTATCATGCCATCTAAAAAAATCTCCGTTTTTTTGTGCTTGTGCTTCGATTAACTTAACCATTGCTTGACACCAAAGAGAATGCTTAAGAGATGCCTTCCTTCTATTCATAGCTTTATAAATAGAATTATGAAATCTCTTATAATTCCCTTTCAGTGCATAACAAGTGGAGCAAGTAGAACCTTCAACAAGTCTTAACTTCGAGCCAACATTACAATCTAAAGCACTGAGCGAGTAAGTGTCGCATGGCATTTTAGAAGTCTTTGTTAGCCCTCCAGTTATTGCTCTCGCATCTTTTATTAATATTTTTTTCAATGTAACCTCCGTAATGAAATATTGGTAAAATGTTTTAAAAGTTTTTTGTCGCTCTCTAGCTTTTTGACATCATGATTTTTATCTTTTTGTTGTCTGTGTATTTCACTTTCTAAAAAGCAAATAGTTTTGAACACATTAAAAAAGTTCGAGCCAAATTTATTTGATTTCATTTTTAAGACCTCTCAAAGCTTGCTCTTTTGTGAGAGCGTTTTTCTCTTGTCTCTTGATAATAGGTCTCATAAAGTCTTCACATCTTTTAATAGATGCCATGCTCATATGCGACCTATCCCCTAGAAAATAATTAAATAGTTCGTAATTGTTTTTCATAATAAAATGTCCTCCAAGATTAAATTATTATTCTTATATTAAATCATATTTAAAAGATATTTAAAACTTTTTAATACTATATATGTGCATAAATAAAAATTCTGCAAAAGTGTTTAAGCAAATAAAAAAGATTCTGAAGGCTAGAATTTAGACTTGGCTTTACTACAAAATTTCTGTGTGATGGTTTAGCTGCAAAAATTTTTTCGGTAAGTATTTTTGAAATTTGGCTAAACTTGGTGTTTCAGATTCGCTCTCTCGTGCATTTCTAGAATTTATTGTGGGCAATTACCAATACAACTTAACCACACGAGCAAAAAAAAAGACTCAATTAAGAGTCTTTTCTTCTCTCGGAGGAGATTCGATATCCTGGCTAACTTACTTTGTCGCCATACTCATCTATTGTTTCTGCCTTGGTGTCTCCATACTCTTCGTATCTACATTGTTTGCCTTGCATTGCATTGTCCCCAACGATTTGCAATAACATTTCATGCGTAAGTCCTCGCTCTTCCATTTCGTAATCGTAGATATTTTTGAGTGTTCTTATTGCCACATGTTCTGATATCTTGCCTCTAGAAAGCTCAACACTGAGATTGACTAGGTCTCTTGTCAAGTCGCCTTGAACTCTCTCTTGATGTAAGGTTTGCTCCCTTTCAAAAGCGTTTAATTTTTCATGTTTATTTTCTGTCATTTGTTTTCTCCTTTATGATGTGTAAGGTATTCTCATTACCTTGGGTTCGTTAATTTCTTTTCTCTCTTCAGATTTTTTTTCAAAAGATTTTGAATCATGGGTGTGCAAAGTTTTGTGTTCACAATGTTCTAAAATTTCTTTTATCAACAGAGGTGGAACTATCCCCCTCAACTCTGCATTTTTAATCCCTTGAGTTCC